GACCTCCTGGCCCAGCTCCGGACGCCCCGGCCCGTCCAGTTTGGCGATTCCGCCAACCGGCGGTATCTGTCCGGAAGCTGGCCCAGACAGGACGGAACCGTGTATGGCCCCTACCATCCGCCAGGGAATCTACGATCTTCTCCAGTCGGTTGAGATCGACACCAAGGAGGAAGGCCGGACCCACGTCGAGCCATGGCAGTCGCAGCGTCTCGTCATCGACGCCGTCGCCAGGGGGCTCTCGGAGGGCGTCCATGAATTCGTCGTGCTCAAATGCAGACAGGTCGCGATCACGACCGTCTGCTCCGTGATCGAGCTGTTCTGGGCGCTGGCCAATCCAGGGGTGCAAGGGGCGATTATCGCGGATCGAACTGACAATCTCGAACGTCTACGGCGGATATTCGGGGCGTTGCTTGAAACATTGCCTCGCGAGTGGAGATCGCCGGAACATCGACTTTTGGTCAACAATCGTAACGGGATGGCATTTGCCAACCGTTCGGTCATTGATCTCTTGGCCGCCGGAAGCAATCCAGACCTTGGAGCCTCTCGTGCGCTCAATATGGCGCACATGACCGAGTGCTCGCTGTGGAAGAGCCTAGCGGGCGTGGAGTCGCTCAAAGCCTCGCTTGCCAGACAGAACCCCAACCGCCTCTACATCTGGGAGAGCGTCGCCAACGGATTCAACTGGTTTTACAACCATTGCCAGCAAGCAAAAACAGACCGACACATGAGGTTTATATTTGTCGGATTCTGGAGCAACCCCACCTATACTCTCCCCAAATCAGACCCGGACTATAAAATCTATTGGGATGGGCACCTCGATGAGGAAGAGATCAAGCGGGCGCGCATAGTGAAGGCCCAATACGGGGTGACGGTAACGCCGGAGCAGATTGCTTGGTGGCGGCGAGAGGCAGAATACAAGGCCGACGAGTATATGCTCCGCCATTACCCCTGGCACGAGACGGAGTGCTTCATCGCCTCCGGGTCCGGTTTCTTTCCGGCGCAGCGCACGCTGGAGATCGCCGAGGGGCTGGCCCAGGGTGCTCCTTACAAGGGATACCGCTACCTTTTCGAGGAGGAGTTTCTGGCGTCTCGGATCGAGCAGGTCCTGCCCAAGGACAAGGACCTCGTGAGTCTTCGCGTCTGGGAACCGCCCGATCCGGCCGGGGTCTACGTTATGGGAATCGATCCGTCCGGTGGCGGGGGCGGCGAATCCAACGATCACGCTGTCCAGATTCTCCGCTGTTATGCGGACCGTTGCATCCAGGTGGCAGAGTTTCAGTCTAATCGCCCGCTCACATATCAACTCGCCTGGGTCCTCGCGCATCTGGCTGGAGCTTACAAAGACCATATCGCGAATCTTGAGGTCACGGGCGTCGGCGCGGCAGTCATGCCAGAGGTCCGAAATCTTCGTCAGCTCGCCGAACGAGGAATACTCCAGGGAGACCCGCGTGTAGGCTCGATAATGGACATGATCGGTCTGGTGAAGTGGTTCCTCTACAAGCGGGCCGACACCATGGGCGGGGCCGGCAATGTCGTGAACTGGAAGACCAATCAGGACAACAAGCATATGGTCTACTCGGAGCTGCGGGACTCGATCATGCTTCGCCGTCTTGAAATCAGATCGACGCCGCTGATCGCGCAGGTGCAGGCCGTCGTCGAGGACGAGGGCTGGATCGGAGCCGGTCCGGATACCGGCGAGTCGGACGATCTCGTCGATGCGCTCGCGCTCGCCCATCACGCCTGGGTCGAGTGGCGGCGGCCGGGTCTCGTCGCCCGGAACCTGACCTGGGACAGCGTCAAGGGGGATCGCCCGCCGGGCGACATGGGGACCATGCTGTCATTTGCATTTTCGAGGCACATGGAGATGATGCACCGCAAGGCGCGAAGCCGTCGAGAGAAATTCTAGAGCTTTGTCCGGGATAGGCCCCCCATTCCCGGACGGAGAGGACCCCTGGCATTCACCCGCAAGGCGTTGCCGGGGGTCCATCGGGACCCGTCATGATAATCAGGACCTACGCCTGCCCGGAGTGCAACCACTACATCGAGGTCGCCCTGGCCTCCGATGAATGGGACAGGCCGCCGCCTGCGTGCTCCGTCTGCGAGGCGCGGATGCATCAGGAATGGAAGGCCCCCGGCACGCTGGGAAACGCGACCAGGGCCATGAATCTCGCCCAGAAGATCGCCGAAGAGGACTACGGCGTCACCAACTACAAATCGGACGGGCGCGAGGGCGGGGTCGGGAAGGCCACCTACAAGGATCAGAGGCCGTCCGGGGCAACTCCGTCGAACTGGGTTGGAGCCAACCGGGAAATGCTGGAAGGGGCGATCTCTCTCGGCAGGCAGAGCCGGCTGAAATACGGGTCCGGACTGGACGTGCTCGAAGCCAACCTGAAGTCGGGCGCGCAACCGGACCTGATCGAGATGAGCAAGCGAAAAGCCATGAAAGTGTGGTGATCCATGCTCCGCATCCCGAAAGACAAGCTCGATCTTGAGGAGTGGACCCGCGACATCGTGGACGAATGCATGGAGTCGTCCGAAGACCGTGGGATGATCTACACGCGGGCGGCCCAGTATTACTACATGGGTTCCTACGACTCGCGTGCCGCGATCTATAACAAGATCAAGCCATTCGTGGACAAGCTCGGCGGCTTCCTGATGCAGCCGACGGACGTCCGGTTTCAGCTTGTGTTCGACTCCAGCCAGCCGGACGATGTGCTCCAGCGAGCCCAGCTCGCGTCGGAGATGCTGACGTCGGATTTCCGTCAGACCGACTCCGATGTGGTGTTCTCGGAGGCGGTGGTCTGGAGCCTCATCAACGGGTGCCACATCCTCAAGGTCAATCCAGACGGCGAGGGGTTCAAGGTCGGCCCGATCCATCCCCAGAACTTCGGGGTCCTGTCCGAGATGACGCTGAACCTCGACGAGCAGGAAGCCTTTTGCCACATCAGCTACCCGAGCGTGACGCGTCTCGCCTCGAAGCTGGAGCACGACCGCCACCCGAGGGCGCAGGAGATCATGGACCTCATCAGGGAGGAGGCGAGGCGCGGCGACAAGGACGCGGAGCCGCCGACCTACCTCCACCAGATGGTGGTCGGCGGAATGCAGCCCGTGGGCGAGGTCGGCTCGCCGCCGGCCCAGTCGGCGGCCGGCATCGTGAACGTCTTTCCGGTCCCGTCTCCCTGGCGAGCCCAGCGCAAGCTCACCCCGACGGTGAAGTTCTGCGAGGTCTGGATTCGGGACCGCGACACGGACGGCGACTTTACGACCCTCCAGATGGTCTACCCGAACATCATGATCGAGGGCGAGAACACGAGGAGGAACCTCTCCAGGGTCCCCGGACGGTGCCCGTTCGTGAAGATTCAGGCGCAGCCGACGCCCGGCTATTTCTGGGGACGGTCCGTTATTGCGGACGTCCAGATGCTCCAGGACGTGCTCACCCAGAGGCTCCGGGACATCAAGGTGATGTGGGACCGCAACACGCGAGCGCCGCAGGTCTTTTCCGGCTTCACGTCGGTCACCGAGGAGCAATATCTCAAGATCATCTCGGAAGGCGGGTTCATCAATGATCCTAACCCGAATGCAAAGGCGGCGAAGCTCATGGAGCCGCCTCCACAAGGCTACCTCGAAGAGATGGAGTTCATCTTCAAGATGTTCGACGAGGTCGGAGGATTCTCCCCGGTCATGTCCGGACAGGGAGAGCCCGGCGTCCGAGCCGGAGTCCATGCTCAGACGCTCGTTCGAACGTCCTCCCCCCGTCTGATAGACCAAGCCGCCAGGATCGAGCGCCAGCTCGCTGAGGCCGGCTATCTGGCGCTGCGAATCAAGCAGGCCATGGACCCGTCGATCTACATCACGGGGGACGGCCAGACGCAGTTCATCCTGGCGCAGCTCCCGGACGATTATCAGGTGGTGGTTGACTCCCACAGCGCGAGCCCGGCCTTCGCCGAGGACAACAGACAGGTCGCCATTGCGCTCGCGAGAGCTGGAGCCATCGACGCCGAGGACCTGATCCACATGCTGCATCCGCCAGGAGCCGAACTCCTGCTTTCCAGACTGCGCCAGCGCCAGAAGGCCATGGCTCAGGCGCAGCAGCAGGAGAAGCAGGAGGAGCTGGTAAAGAACATCCTGGGCTTTCCGGGCGGGGGCCATTCCGGGGTCAAAAAGAAGTCCTCGAAGTAGGCGGTTGCCGAAAACAGACGAAAGGGATAGGTTTTGGCCGGTCGTCCCGGCCCAGGGGTCCGTCCCCCCATGGCCCCCGCAACGTCTGCGCCTAGAGTGCGGTTGAGCGGCCTGGGCGACCACAAAGGACCGCGAAATGCCCGACGACCAAGCATCATTGCCGCCGGGACAACCTGACACAGGCGCAGGCGTCCCCGGTGGACCCCCGCCTGGAGGCGGGGGACCCGAGGCAGACCTTCCGGACGTCCAGGGCGGTCCGATACTGGCCGCGCTTCAGCGGCGCTCGCAGGGTCCGGGCGTCACGGCCCCCGGCATGGGCAACAGCGCGGACGCCATGCTCAAGCTCAAGCAGGCGCTCGACATCATCCGGGTCGCGCTCGCCGGCCTTCCAGCCGGCTCCCAGCCCTACCGGGACGCCATCAACGCCATGAACCGGCTCTCCAGGCACCTGCCGCAAGGAGCCCCTACGGCGGGCGCGGAGGCGACCGGCTTCGTGGACATGCTCCGCCAGACGCTGCGGGGCGCGCTGATGCCCCAGATCATGAAGATGATGCAGGGCGGCCCAGGCGCTGGCGGCGGCCCTGGAGGCGGCTCTGGAGGTCCGTCTGGAGGCCCCGGTGGACCGCCTGGAGGCGCTCCGCCGATGCCATCGACGCCATTGCCGGGGTCGTGACATGGTGGTCTGGGTCCACGACAAGCATCCGGACCGCATCGAGCTTGAGCGCGAACGCCTGACGATCATGCAAGAGGAGTGCGACCGCTATGGCACAGAACCGAAGCTACGATCCGCCCGTCTCCACCCCGCCCGAGACACCGCCTCGCACTATCCTACAGGTCGATACACAGTCCGAGGTCTCCGAGTGGGGAGCGATCCCGAAAGTGGTGCCGAAGCCCGAGGGCGGCGTCCCGCTCCAGCCGCGCATCATTGGTAAGGGGAACACCAACTGATGCCCCGCGAGATTTCAGACGAGCAATTCCAGTATTACGAGGGTCGCAGACAGGTCGCTGACTTCGTCGAGTCGATCTACAACGACCCTCAACTGAACAGGGAAGCGAAGTCCCTCATCAAGAGGAAATATCCGAACCTTCAGATTCCGGACTTCGATCTGGAGAACAAGATCGACCAGCGCTTTGCCCAGGAGGACAAGCGCCGCCAGGACGCCGCCGACGACGAGAGGCGCAAGGGCGAGGATGCCAAGTTCAAGGCGGCCCGCGACAAGGTCCGGGAGGACTACAAGTTTACCGACGAGGCCATGACCCGTCTGGAAAAGATGATGGTGGACCGCAACATCGGGGACTACGAGGTCGCGGCGAGCTACATGGCGTCGAAGGAGCCCTCCTCATCGGAGCCGGCCGATTACGATCCCGGACGCTGGAACCACCAGAAGCAGGAAGGATTCGCCGAGATCGCCAAGGACCCGGAAGCGTGGGGCAGAACCGAGATCATGCGAGCGATCTTTCGAGATCAGCAGAACGCCAAGGGCGGCGTATAACAAGGATTTAAGAACATGCCGATTCTGGGTGCAGGCTTAATCCCGAGTGGGCCTATCGGCAATGAACTTGCCGCTACAGTCCGCAGGGTTTTCTCTCAAATGGTCGTCGTTTTGCTCTATAAGCAGAATCCGCTATTGGCCTTGCTCCTCAGAAATGCCATCCGCGCATCGGGCGGCGTGTCGCCCTACACGCAGCCGGTCCAGACCGGACCGTATGTGAGTTCGTCCTGGATGGGGCCGTCGGGTGCCTTCACCATTCCGCCGGACGTCGCGCAGACGGTGAATGCCGAGTTCAACATGTGCGCGCTCGCGACTCCGGTGACGAGCTTCGGCCTGGAACAGCTCGTGACCCAGGACGCCATCGCGGTCGCGTCCCGTCTGATGCTCAAGCTGAACGACCTCAAGAACTCGGCTCTCGCCTCGCTGGCTTCGGCCCTTTTCGGGACGAGCGGCGGCAACGTGCTCCAGATGTTCGGCCTGCTCGACGCCTACGGGAATGCCGGCGTCTACGGCGGCCTGGACAGGGCGACGTATCCAGCCTGGGCCGGGCTGCTCCAGGCGGCGGCCGGCGCGGTCCTGACCAGACAGGCGTTCATCCCGCATCTTCTCGCTGCGGCGAAGAATGCAGGCGGCGAGGCGCTGGACTTCGTGGTCATGTCCATCGAGGACTGGACCACGCTCATGACCGATTTCATGACGGTGGAGCGCTACAACAATGACGTTTCCAGCCGCTGGGGCAAAGAGGACCCCGTCAACTCCGGTTTCCGAGGTCTTCTACTTGGAGACACGCCGATCTTCTTCGATCTCAACTGCCCGGTTGGAACAGCATTCGGCTTCAACTCGAAATACATCACGCTGGTCATTCATGAAGACGCGAATTTTGCGTGGACTGGCTGGTATTCGACCATTCCGCAAGGGCAGATCGCGTCCGTCGGACTGACGCTGACCGCACTCAACCTCGTGTGCTCGAAGCCATCGACCGGCCTCATCATGACCGGCATCACGGGCGGAGCCCCGTTCTAGTGATACGCACCTTCGCCAATTCGCTACCTCTCTACGCGCCGCGCGGCCTGCCGTGCGTGACGCAGCCTGCTCCTTGTCCGCAATACGTCATCCCCGGGTCGCAATGGCTCGACCCGCCCTACAGCCAGATGATGAAGCAGAACTCTCTAAACCCGTCTGCATTCGGATGCTGGCCGTTCCCCAGGCAACCCTGGAAGTTCGAGTCGGAGACGAGAGCACCAGGCACGGGACTCATCGGGAGCTGTTGCCCGACGGTCGTTCCTCCGCCCTGTTGCTGCTGTCCGCCCTTCCCGCGACAACCGTGGTTCAGGAGCACGGTATAGAGATGGCAGAAGAAGTTGCACCTCTCACGCTGACCAGCGTTGCCGGCGAGCCGCGCATCAAGGACATGGGAGGCGGCACCTATACTTGGGCACCGACCTGGACGGGACGCCAGCCGCCGGTCCAGACGACCCCCGGAGCCACCGGCATGACCGGCTACCCGTGGCCGCCGCCAGTTCATGGCCCGACCGGCACGCTGCTTATGGCGCAAACCGGACCAGCCGGAGCCACCGGAGCTGTTGGCGCTCAAGGTGACAACAGCCACCACGAGGCTCACCATGCTCACGGACTACGTGGACGAAGTGGCAAATCTGCTAAATGACCAGCAGAACCAATTCTTTCCGATCCAGACCCTTCAGCGCTACATCAACAAGGCCCGCCGCCGCGTAGCCTACGCTTCGGGCTGCATTCGCATGGTCCCGCCAGGGACGAAGACGCACGCCGGCCAGGAAATCTACCCCTTTGCGGACTGGCTCGCCCTGTGCCAGGGCGTGTCGCCGGGCATCGACTCGATCCCTCGTGCCGGTCTCTCGCGGTCTCCATCGGGCCGGGCGGCTGGAAACCGATGTGGAGGCGCGTGGTCTGGACCGACTTCCAGGCGAGGTTCCGCATCTACAACGGGACCTTTATCGGGACCATCACGGAGCCGGGCTGGTATGCC